CCGGCTCGCGCCGTGGGCGCAGGCGCTCGTCGCGTGCGACGCGAACTGGTGGCGCAAGACGCCGGCCGCGCTGGCGTTTCCCGGCGAGCGCTGGTGCGCGAGCGCTATCGACGGATGCGCGCGGATCACCGCTCGCGTCGGCATTGGCAACGGCACGAATTCGGGCCTGCTCGGGCTGGACTACTGGGTCCGCCGCGGTGCGAAGCGGATCCTTTTGCTCGGCATCGACATGCAGGGCACGCACTACTTCGGGCCGCATGCCGAGTTCAAGAATACCGAGCCGGGGCGCTTCCGCATCTTCATGTGGCAATTCCAGAAGTACGCCGAGACGATACCGGCCGACGTTGAAGTGCTGAACTGCTCGCTGATCAGTGCGCTCGACGTGTTCCCGAAAGTCGCGCTCGACGAAGCACTCGCCGAACGGGTGGCGGCATGATCGAAGCTGGGAAACTGCGGCACGTCGTCACCGTGCAGCGGCCGAGCGGGACGCGCATGCGCGATGCGGTCGGTGCAAAGCGCGCGGTGTTCGATGACGTCGCGGTCGTGCACGCGTCGATTGAGCCGCTTTCCGGGCGCGAGGAATTCTTCGCAGCGCAGCGGCAGGCGTCGACGACGCACAAGATCCGCGTCCGCTATGCGCAGGAGATCGCAGCGATGGATGCTACGTGGCGGATCAAGTTCAATCAGCGCACGTTCACGCTCGACGAGCCGCCGCGCAATACTGACGAGATGAACGTCGAACTCGTCATCATGGCGACTGAGGGGCCGCGCGAGGAATAGATGGCGGAACTCGAGCACGTCAAGGGATTGCCGGAACTGCGGGCGAAGTTCCAGCAGATCAGCAAAGACGTCGGAACGAAAGTGCTACGTCGCGGCAGCGCGGCCGGTGCATTGCTGCTGCGTGATGCGGTGAAGGAAGCGGCGCCGATCCGCAAGAGCATCAAGCGCTACGGGCGCTTCCGCGTGCCGCCTGGCACTTTGAAGGCGGCGGCGATCCGCAAGTTCATCCGCCAGGAGTCGACGCCGACGCAGTCGTTCTACATCGTGACGTTCCGGCAGGGTAAGCGGTATCAAAAGAGCGGCCGCGACGCGTTTTACGCGAAGTGGGTCGAGCGCGGGCATCGCGTCGTGCCGCGCCGGCCGAAGGGCTTCATCGGGAGCTTGCGCTCGTTCAAACGCCTCGGCCCGCCGCCGACGCGCTTCGTGCCCGGGCGCTTCTTCATGGCCCGCGCGGTCGAGGCGAACGCAGGCAACGCGGCGCAGCGCATGGTTGGCGCGATGGACGTCGAAATCCGCAAGGTCGACGGCATTACGTGACCATCGAATCAGAGATCGTCTTTGCGCTTGACGCGGTCGCCGATGGCAACGTCTATCCGGCTGGCGAAGTCGATGAAAGCATCGAGCCGCCGTTCGTCGCGTACTTCTGCGCCAGACGCGAGCCAACGTCGACGCTCGAAGGCGTGGTCGTGATCACGAAAAGCACGTTCATCTTCGAGTGTTGGGGCAAGAAAACGGACGCAACGACGGCGAAGCAGGCCTCGCTCGATCTCGCCGCGGAAGTGCAGGCGGCGCTCGACGCGTCGACGATTCAGAACCGCGTGCGCGAGACAGTCGTCGGCGAGGAGTACGACGATGCCGTGCTCGCGTTGATGGAACCAGTTCAATATGCCTTCTGGCATAGCGACGGCAGTTAGGTATGGCCGACGCGAGCCTTTCGCGTAAATCGATGCCCGCCTCCGCGCGGGCTTTTTGTTGCTAGGAGCCCGCAATCATGGATGCAATCGTTGGAACCAATGTAAGAGTGCAAGTCGAAGCGACGGTCGGCAACGGGCTGACCGTCAGCGATGTGGTTTTCGATTCTAGCGGCGACGGAACAGTGACCACGTCGGGCGCGCACGGCTACTCGAACGGCGACGTCGTGCGCTTCCTCGTTAGCGAGGGCATGGTGCAGCTCGACGGGCAGGCGGCGCGGATCACAAACGCGAGCGGCAGTTCGTTCGACATCGAAGGGCTCGATCTGACCGGCTACGATGACTGGGTTTCCGGCACGGTCGAAAAGATCGCGACCTTCCAGACGTATCAGGCGGCGCAGAACTTCACCATGCCGAATCCGGCGCCGACGAAGCTCGACAAGACGACGCTGCTCGACAAGGTGAAGCAGTACGTCTACGCGCTTCCGGATGCGCCTGACGGTCAGGTGACTGGCCTGTTCAATCCGACCGGCGCTGCCGAGCGGCTGGTACGCGCCGCGACGCGGAATAACGATCCGATGGTGTGGAAGGTGACGTTCGCGAACGACCTCGTCGTGATCTTCAATTCAAACGTCTCAGGCGGCGTTGGATTCGATCTGCCGACGAATGCCATCGCGACGGCGACCACGAATTTCACGCCGAAGGCCGAAGTCCTGTACTACGCTAGCTGATGAGTAAACTCGCAGAGCGGATCCGCAAGAACCGCGAGATCAAGGTCAAGGCGGGCCGGTGGACGTTCACCGCCCGCCGCCCGACCGATGTCGAAGGCGGCCCGATGATCGCCGATCTGTTCAAGGATGTATCGGACCCGTCAAAGATGGTCATGACGAAAGACTTCGCGCATCGCGTCGCGCGCGATCACGTCATCGGCTGGAACTTGATCGAGGATGACCTCGTCGGCGGCGGCGGGCAGGATGCGGTCGAATTTGACGCCGACGCGTGGGCGGAATGGATCGCCGACCATAGTGATCTGTGGGGCGACATTGCCCTGCCAATCGTGAAGGCGTACATCGATCGCGTCGTTCAGACGGATGAAACCGCAAAAAACTCCGCTGCTGGTTAGAGACGAGGTCGCTTCCGGGTCTCCAGCCAGGGCAACAACCGCCGGAAGCGGGGATCGCCATCGCCGCATGGAACATGATGGGCGGGGAGATTGACTGGCATGCACTCGAATACCTTGCCGAGCGCTTCGGTGTGGAGGATGTGGACTTGTTCGTCACGCAGTTGATCGCAATTCGCGATCACCTTGACCATCAGGCGAAGGCACTAGCGGATGCCAAGCGGTAACGCGCGTCTCGTCGTCGAAGTCGTCGCGACGTCGGCGCAATTCCAAGCAGACCTCGGCAAGGCGGCGGCCATTGCGCAGGCGCAGGCTCGCCGCATAGAACGCTCCATTGACGAGATGAAGCGCAAGATGGTCGAAGGCGGGAAAGTGCTCGCCGGCGCCATCGGCATCCCGCTCGGCATTGGCGAGCTGCTGCGGGTACTAGGCGAGATCAAGGACAAGACGATCGAGGGGCAGCGCTCGATCAATCAACTGCAAGCGGTTCTGATCGCAACGGGCGGATCGGCCGGGCTTACGGCGCACGAGTTGGAGGAACTGAACAAGCATCTGCAGCTCAAGACGACATTCGATGACGACGAGATTCGCAAGGCGCAGACGACGCTGCTGCGCTTCCGGAGCGTGCAGCGCGATGTCTTTGAAGATGCCATTAAACTTGGGCCGGACCTAGCGGCGGCGCTCGGCATTAGTCTGCCGGAGGCCATGACCCGCATCGGCCGTGCGCTCACGGATCCGGAGCGCGGCATGCGCTCGCTCAAGGACGCTGGCGTCATCCTATCCGAGCAGCAGAAGGATCTCGCGGCGCGGATGGTGGAAGCGGGCGACCGCATGGGCGCGCAGAAGGTCGTGCTCGAGGAACTGCGCAAATCGGTCGCGGGATCGTCAGAAGCGGACACGAAGGGACTCGTCGGCGCGACCGCGCGGCTCAATCGCGAATGGGGCGATCTGCAGAAAGCGGCGGGCAGGAAGCTGTTCGGCGACGGCGTCGTCATCGAGACGGCAACGTCATTGATCAAGGGCTTGACGCACACGATCGAGGAATCGAAGACGAGCTACATCGGTTTCCTTGCGCGACTCGCATCGCCGATTCCGCCGGGGTTTGTCGAGACGATTCAACTCGTCGCTAAGGGCGTGAGCAAGGCGCTCAATATCCCGGCGCGCTCCGCAAAGGGCCAGATCACTACCGATGGCCTGACCGAAGAACAGCAGAAGGCCGCCGACGCGGCGCGCGAGCACTCCATCAAGCAACGGCTCGACTCCGAATACGAGAAGACGAAAATCGCGCTCAAAAAGCGCGCGGACAATTCATCGGTCTTCTACGCGGGCGAACTGCAGGAGCAGAAGTTCTTCCTCGACATGCAGCAGTCGGAACTCGAAAGTGGCTACGCGCGCGGCTTCAAGACGATCGAGGAATACTACGGTGGCGTGCGCGCTTTGAGCGATCAGGCGGTCGAGAACCTGCGAACGAACACGCAGAAGCAGCTCGCGGACCTGAACCAGATCATCGGGGCGAAGATTCCCGGCACGACGGCGCCGCTGTTCCCGCAAGACGAGCGCGAGGCGGCGGAAATCAAGCGCAAGCAACTGATCAACCAGTTC